TAGCTTGGTTTAAAGCTTTGCTTCTATATCCACTAGATATAAAAATAGGAACATTAAAATGCTCTCTAATAGGCTCGAATATTTTTTCAGCCAATAATTTAAAGTTTTCAATATGCTCAGGAGTAGGCATGTTGCTAACTCCTTTTCTTTTTGCAGTTTCTGATCTTGTAACTTCCGCTAGATCTAAATGTTTTGATAATTTCATGGTTTTATATTTTAAGGGTTTTAATTTATTTGATTAATTGTTAATATTGCTGAATAAGAACTAGGTGTAGGGTTAACTGCTTTGTAAGATGTCATACTTATAGTTTCAAAATTTGTTGTGGCCCATACAAGTTGAAAATAATCATTTGCAATAGCTTCTACAAAATAGTTAAATGATACTGTATTACGACCATTTATCTCATCATATCTAATTGGTATTGTTATATAACGAGCAGTTCCTGCTATATCAGCAATAGAATCCTCTCCATTTTTTCTTAACCAAATAGACACATCGTTAAATTGTGTACTTATATTTTCAAATTGACAACTAAACTGTATATTATATTTTCCAGAATTTAAAAACCTAATAAGAGTTTTATTTCCTAATAAATCAAGTTCTATATTAATCCCCTGTTCTGAAATATCTGCCGTATTAAATTTAATTCCATATCCTTCAGTATTAGTAGCCGCAAATTGACTTTCTTCATTTTTCCAAGAACCATAAGACTTTGAAATTGCACCTGTAATATAATTATACACCGCACTTGTGCTTGGATAGCTTACATCACTTATTTCTTCGGGAATTATTACAGTAACTTTATTTGCTACATTCTCTGGTGTATATCCTAGTGCGTAAGTTACATCTGAACTTAATAAGTATACATCTCCTTGTCTTTCATTAAAAGAATTTACTCCTGTAGATGTATTTATAACTTTATTAATCCATGTTTGAGAAATACTATCATAAGATAATACATCTCCTTCTTGTAAATTTTCAAAACTTAATCCTACTAAGTCATCTATATTTGGTGTAGATAAATTATAAAATCTATTATTTTGTCCATCCCAACCATAATATTTACCATCTGTTTTAACATAATAAATATAAAAAGGGTATCCAATATCAGGAAGACTGTTTAAAAAATAAACTTGCATGTTTAAATTTTATTTTTTTGGAATTTTTTTTATCTCTTGTGTTCTTATTAAAACTTCTTTTAAATTTGTCCAAATAGAAAATCCAAAAATAGCTTTTATATTTTCATCTATACTCTTTGCTTCTACAAAACATAAGGATAGTGTTACTAATTTAGTTAATAAATAATTATTTTGATAATGTAATTTTGTAAACTCATTTATTAAATTATAGTCTATTATAAAAAAGGTTAATACAGTTAATTGATAAAGTAAAAATTTGCTAATAATTACACTTGCTTTCCTAGATGTAACAGATTCCCACCCTTCCAATTTAATTGCTTTAGTAACTCCTAATATAGTATCCAAAAAAATCATGGCACCTACAGCTAGTAACAATCCATATATAGGAGAGACAAAGGCAATCAAAGAAATTAATAATGTTTTTAAATAAGTTACTATATTAAATTCGGGTATTTTCATTATTTTATAATTTTGTCTTTACTATTTACTAAGGTATCAATAGCTCCAGAAATAGTAGCGTCTGTTATACTTGCAGCCGTTAAAAAAGCCTGAGCGTCTGGGTCTAAAGAGGGTCCAAAAGAATAAGGATTAATTATTATCTAGTACCAATTAAAGTTATTTTTAAGCCTGTAGCAGTTCCATCTCCTATTTGGTCAATGTCTACAGTTATTTCAGCATCGTCAGTTAAGGAAGATGTTGCAATTGTAGCAGGTACTGAAGCTGTAGTGCTTGTTTTTTGTCCATTATCAATAGTTAATAGTGTCCCTAAAATAGAAGTTCCATTTTGGTTTATATCAACTGTAAAGTCAAGTCCAGAAGATTGAGCAGTTGTTAAACTTGCTCTTACTTCAGTAAGTGTAAAAGCTGTTGGAAGTCTAAAAGTAACTTTTGATGTTCCAGGAGTTAAAGGAGTTAATTCATCACTTGCAACACTTTGTATTTCAATTGGAATAGTTACTGTTTGTAAAACCCAATCTCCCTGTTGATTTAAAACTAAGCCTGCATTACCTCCACTAGAAATACCTAAACAATTTTTAATTAGGCAACATAGATTTGCACAACTACTGTATAATATATTGTATAGTTTAGTACCTGCTGTGTAACCAAACATGGTTAAAATATCTGCTCTACTTAATCTGTTCATTTATTTAACTTTTTTAATATGTTTTGTTTAATATAAATATATCACTATATATTGAGTTCCCTGCATTATTACTTCCCCATTGTACGGTAACGTCTAATGTATTGTTTATTGTAGTGTCAAATGTAGTATTATTAACAACATTAAATGCAAATCCCTGAATAGTGGCATTTACAGTTTTAGTATAATGAAAACTCCCCAAAGAAACTATAGAGGCTACAGTTGCACCGCCTATTTGTCTAATCGTAAAATCAATATTTAAACTCCAAACATCATTAGTTATATTTGATATGGCTTGCACTCCGCTATCTAATAATATAACACCATTTGAGGAAGACCTTATTCTTATGGTTTGATTATTTGCTGCAGTTAATACTCCGCCAAAAATACATCTAAAACTATCGCCAACTTGAAATCCATTTGCAGGCACACTTAAAGTACCCACACCTCCGTTAATTAAAGAACTTTCTACTGTTGTTCCTGAAATTATTGTACTATTACCAGTTTGTGCAAATAATCCTGGCATACCTACAGGTCCTGGAACACCTTGTATTCCCTGAATACCTTGAGGTCCTTGAGGACCAACAAATGAATATGTATTCCAATAAACTCCTAAAGTAGAAGGAGGGATTAAAGCATCATTGTTAGCTATACAAATATAATAATTGCCGAGATAGTTTACAATATCTCCTATTAAATATTGATTTGTACCTATTCTTGTTGGGTCCCATTCAAATCCTGAAAGTCCTTGTGGGCCTTGTGGACCCTGTGGTCCTTGAGGACCTGAAGCTGCTACCCAGTCTCCTTGTTGATTTAAATATAATGTTGGACTTCCTAAAAAACTTATACCTAAGCAGTCTTTAACTATGCAACAAAAATTAGCACAGCTACTATACAATAAGTTGTATAATTTTCTTCCTGCTTTATAACCAAAAAGATCTATAATTTTTTGCTTAGTCATTATTTATTCTTAATTATTATATTTAAGATTTTTATTATAAAGTAGGAACTATTGTAGGTTGTAAATTTGGAGCCCATCCTGAAAAATTTACAGATTGGTCATCATAAGCAAATGGTTTATTTAGTACTCCAGGATTAGTTTGTAAAGTTACACTAGCATCTTTTATGAAAAGATTTGACATTCCACTAGGAAATCCTATAGTATCTGCAGTATTATAACTTAATTGACCAACATACCCATTAACACCATACGCTACATCTACAAATACATTTCCAAAAAGAGAAATAATTCCATTTCTATCTGGATTAACAGGTCCTACAAAATTTTCAAAATAAGATAATGTAGATAATATTTTACTATTAGCTTCTGCTAATAAACATTTATTACCAGTTGCATTAATTACAGTTCCTATAGGACCATCTTCTATATATAAAATATTTGGAATTGCAGTTGAATTTTGATTTCTAACTCTTAAAGCATTTACAATAACAGAAGAATTACCAGATGCATAAAAAACAGCCAATCCACTAAGAGGCAAATAATCTACTTGATTTTCATATCCTGTAGGAGTATATTCTCCATCAAAATTATTATCTCCTGATACATAAAGACTAGAATTATTTGCTGTTACAAAAGCTTCTCTATAAATATTACCAAATTGAATATTGCTAAAATAACTAGAAGAACTTAAATCATTTATACAAATTGATGAAAAATTATTAAATTTACAATTATCTGCTCTTAAAGATGCAAAAGTAGAAACATAAAATGGAACTTTAACTTTAGTATTATCTAATGTAGTATTGAATTCTATATTATCTAATTGAAGTTCTGCTTTTTCATTTATAGAAATATAATAATAATTATTATTTGTAGTTTGAGTTGGTAAAAATACAGTACAATTATTCATTAAAACTTTTGAAAGATTACTAATTTGTAATCCTGATAAATTTTCTACTGCAGAAGTTAATGTTAAATTACGCATTGTAAAAGCTGCTTGATTTGTAACTATTATAGCAGATAAACCAGTATTTATTATAACATTATTTTTATTTCCTGTTTGACTTTGAAATATTAAATTATATTGAAATTTATTTGTAATTAACAAATTAGCACTCAAAGTATATGTACCAGTTTGTAATGAAATAATAACTTCTTCTTTAGCAAAATGATATTTAGCTATTTCATCTAAAGCAGTTGGTAAAGTATTAAAAGGAGCTGGTTGAGATGATCCTACTAATATTGTATTACTTAACTGCCACACAGGTTGTCTATCACTTATTAGTTCTTCTAAGTCAGTATACCAACACTTAATGTAATTCCATATGTTATTTAGAGCAACAGTAACTGAAGTACCTGTAGGAACAATTGTAGTACTGTTATCACAAGTTTTTATATCTGCTCCTGTATAATCTATTGTATCTGTTGTTTGAGTTACAGCACATTTAACTGTATCCCATAATTGAGATAAAAAAGTATTAAAATTAGTTCCTCTAAAAAGATAATCATTTCCATCACAATCTTGTAAATTATCTCCTGTATAAATTAAACAATTTGTAGATTGTAATCCACAAGGACATTCTTCTGTAAATTGTTCAGTAGTACAAGTACAAGTAGTTGTACAATTGCAAGTAGGAGTTACTTGAGTACAACTTTGACATTGTGAACAACTAGAACAGTTACAATTTGGGTAATTATTACACATATTATATATTTTTTATTATTATTTATTATTTTTTATTAGCATCCTAAAAATTGAATAGGAATACCTGCAATATAAGATGGTTCTATATTTATTGGAGTAAGACTAGAGTTTGGTATAGTTCCAGTAAAAGTTCCTGTTGCAGTAGAATCTACAGTAAATGTATGAGAATGTTCTCCTTCTATAGAAAGCCATCCATTATTTACATCACAAGAATAATCATTAAATTCTATACTAAAATCTCCACAAAGACCATCTCTTGTTAAAGGATAATCACTATTACAACTTCCGCAAACATCTCCATCTGAAGATTTTGAAGCATGAGTATGTTTACCCTCTAATTCTGTTTCTCCTGTAAAATTTAAATCAAATTCTGCAGCTACATCAAAAGATAATGTAGGAATATTATTTGTTCCTAAAGTTACAGTATTAGATCCCCCTGTTGTACAGCATCCTGCACAATCATATTTTAAATATCTGCCACAAGCATTTATAGTACCATTTCTACCATCAGCAATAGCCCAACCATTTAATCCTGCAGAAGGCTTACCTAATCCAGTAGGAAAAAAATCACTAATATCTCCAAAATAAGGAAGAATAGTTTTTTTAGGAACAAATGCTCCTAATTGAAATGTTTTACTAGTAGGAGTTTCATTAACTGTAACTCCATTACAAGCTGTAACATTAATAGTTTTATTTGTAGGAGAATTATTTATTTGATTTTGTAAATTAGTTATTTGAATATTTAATGTTTGTAATTGAGTACAAAACGCAGATTCAGTATCTAAAATACTTTGTAATACTGTTAATAAAGAAGTTTTAGTTAAATTAATACAAGAACTATTTTCTACTAAACTTGACATATCTAATTGATTTTGGAGTATTCCAATACAATTATCAAACTTAGCAATTACAGATGTAAGTAATTCACCATTAGTAATAGTGTTACCATTACATATAACTAAATTAGGTCCAGAGTAATGAATTAATCCAGTATTGCTTTCTAAAGGGTTACAGTCTACACACATATTTTTTATTTAATTACTTTACAAACTTATGAATAAATTTTAAGTTTTTAATTAGTTTTTTCTATTAAATGAGTAATTGGTTTTAAGTCTAAACATTGAAGAGTAGTAAACACATCAAATTGGATATATTCATATTCAAATGTTTCAATATATAAATAAGATTCATTAGAAAAAATTTCATTAGTAATAGAATCATATTGAAAATTAAAAAATCCTAAGTAATTTGCTTTTTCTAATATTTCTAATACTTTTGCTACATCTGCTACAGTATTTAATTGACAATTTATCCATAAAGAATAAATATAAAATCCATCTGTATTAGGTATTGTAGGTAATTCAAATCTAAATTCTCTTGAAATATTAATAGTTTTAGTAATTGTTTTTACTATTAATTCTATTTTATTTCCTACAATTTTATTAAATCTTTTAATAGTTTTAATAGAACCATCTTCATTACTAGTACAACTAAAAAATAACTTACTCATTTCTGGTAAGTTAAAATTATTTTCTAATAATTGTTTTGTATAAATTAATTTTTGTAATTTATCTTTACAAGTTTTATACCCATAAGTTTCTGATCTACAAAAAGATTGTACTAACTTTGAAATTTCAGTATCTAATTTACACAATAAATCTTTATAAGTACTTAAAGTCATATATTTAGTTATTTACAACCACAATCAATATTTAATACTCCTAATTTATACTGAAGGCATACATTTATTTCTGTAGCAGTTTCTTTTTTGCAAAGACTAGCAGCAGACTTTAATCCTTCTCTATAAAGTTTTAATGTTTCAATATCTCTAGTTTGTTGAGTTAATTTACCTGTACAATCATTTTCATTACAACAATTATTTTGTAATAATTCTAAAGTTTTTTTATCAATAGTACAATCTAATTGACAAGTATTATAATAACAAAAAGTTTCTTTATTAACTACTAAAGGACTGTTAGGATTTATTTGTTGCTCTACAACTAATTCTAAAGTATAATATCCTTCTGCTATATCTTGTAGAAGTGCACTTATATTAGTTTGTTGGCCTAAATTTTTAGCATTTAAAGTAAGTTGTCCTTCAAATGGAATTAATATTTTTTTAGGTATAGTTTGACCAGGAATTAATACATTAACATAAGTAGAAACAATGTTTCCTAATGTTAAGTCATACTCAGAAGTATTATTAACATAAATATATTTGCAACTATGTTGACTAAATTCTAAATTTAAATTCATTTTATTGTGCTTTAAAGCTTTCGTATAAGTTTAATATTTCCTCTACAATAGGATCTCTATGGTTAGTTTTTAAAATTATTTTAGTATAATTCTTTAATTCTTTTTCTTGTAAAAAATCTAAAAATTTTATTCCTGAAGTAATTCCTCTACCTAAATCTATTTGATTAATATCTCCACATAGCATCATCTTACTTCCTTTACCTAATCTTTCCAGAACCATTTTTACCTGACTTTCAGTAGTATTTTGTGCTTCATCCACTATAATTACAGCTTCACAAAATGTACTACCTCTCATATAGGCAAAAGGTTTTATTTGTATAGACCCTTCTTTTATCATGCTATCTATTTTGTCTTTCTTATATAAAGAATAAAAATTTTGATAAATAGCTTGTACATAAGGATCTAATTTTTCTTCTAATCCTCCTGGCAAAAAGCCTAGTTTTTCTCCTGCTTCTACAGCAGGTCTTGTTATTATAATGTGCTTTACTTGCTTTTTAAAAAACAAATCTAAAGCTACTTGACAAGAAACTAAAGTTTTACCTGACCCTGCCTTTCCTGCAATATAAGTTATACTATTTTGAAGTATAATTGATTTTGCGTTTTTTTGTTCCTCATTTAAAGTAATTTGGAATTTTATATTTTTTTCTCTTTCATTTGCAAATTCTGGCATAAATTATTTTTCGTAAGATTTATTGCAAATATGAGAATTAATTTTAAGTTTACTAAATTAAAGTTTAATTATTTAATATTAAGGAATTATTGTACAGTTTTTAGTTAGCAATATAGTCTCTAAGTTTGTGCCTGTAATTAAATTTGGGTTTCCTGGAAAAAATGTAGTACAAGTAGAAGAAAAAGCAGTTTGAGCATTTGCCCAAGGTTCACTAGCTGTATATCCCGCAGTTGTCATTTGGTTACTACTTAAATTTAAATTAATTAAACTTGTTGGCAATATAATTGAAGGATTAAATGTTACTATATCATTA